CAATAGAGATGTGATTGCAGGAGAATGGCTTGAAATCATGTCGTTTCCTTATTCGCTGACTGTTCCCATTAAATCTCCCGAGGGAGTTGAAAAAGAACACACTTATCCCGCACACACGGTTTTCTTGGGAGTAGTGTGGGAGCCTTGGGCATGGCAGATGGTCAAAGACGGAAAGATTCGCGGTTACTCCATCGGTGGAAAAGCCGAAAGATTATTTGTTGATATGGATGTAGAAAAAGGAGACCCAACCGTTAGCGATGTCCATGTTGATACAATTATGAATCCGAAAAAAAAGCCAAAGGGTAAAGATGAATAGTAGAGATAAGAAACTTCTCAATGAACTACGCAAAGGTCCCTTATCTCATCTTAATTTGAGAGAGTTCCGCATGATTGAGGATGCGGTCGAAGAAAATGGTATTGACGGTCTAAGCGGATACGCCGCTTCAATGATTGCCGATGCTAAACGCCGAATGGCTTTTGATATAAAAAAGTTTTTAGCAGAAAAAGCAAAAGATGTTAGCGTGGGCGATGTTGTTCTTTATGCAGTAAAAAAACCACCACAGGCGACAACTTACGCCACGGGTAAAGTCGTAAGCATTGCTCGCGAAGGAAAAGTCACCCTTGCAGGTACTCAGGAAGCAATCGAGGCAACAGACGATAAACCCGTAGCCACAATTCAGGTTTATGCAGAAACAGAAAATGGTTTAGAGGAAACAGATAGAAAAGTAGTCAAGCCGATTAGCGAACTTCGGCAGACCGATAAAAAAATTGAAAAATCCGTTGCCAGCACTTTGCGCGATAAAGTAAAAGAACATAATGAAAAAGTAGGCGACGATAAATCAAAGAGGACTTCGCTTTCCACTCTGCAAGAAGTTTACGACCGTGGAGTTGGCGCTTATCAAACAAATCCATCTTCCGTGCGCCCGAATGTAACAGGTAGAGAACAATGGGCTATGGGAAGGGTCAATGGATTTCTTTATGCTCTTTCTTCGGGCAGATTCAAACGCTCTCCTTATGACCAAGATTTATTACCCAAAGGTCATCGTTACGCATCCGACAATAAAAAAAAATTAGATAAACACGGCGACCATGACCAGTCCAGTCATGGAAGTTGGGATGACTCGGAAGGCGAATTCGAAGATAACGAAACACGCGATACTCGTCGCGCTGAAGATGATATGGATATTGTGCGTCCACCGAAAATCAAAACTCCAAACAAAGGTTGATATGCCAAGCATTATCGATGACACTATTCAAGTGTTGGAATTTATGAACCTCAAAGCATTTCCAGTTGAATCCCCAGTTGGTTATGCGTCAATCGCAGTCAATCTTCCTCATGATGCTCAGGCTTATTTCGTTTGGGCGAAAATTGATAAGGATGATTATGCCTTTAGATTGGCTCGCTTTTGGGCTAGTGACAATCCTTTTTCAATGATGGTTATGCCTGATTTAATTCAAGCCTTGGCTCAGACAAGGACAATGGCTAGGCAATAAAAAGGTAAGAATTACACTTATGGTATTCTTCATCTGTCAAGACCCGAGGTTAGTTTTTTAGCCCGATGCTGAAAAGCGACCTCTATTTTGTAAGGAGCGAAAGTTGGCTAAACCCCGTACTCGTAAAATGGTAAATCTTGCTATTGACGAGACCAGCGGTGTAGACCATCCCGCTCATTTACATGAGGGTTGGTTAGTTATTAAATCTGCCAATCAATCTGATGTTCAGAGGGTTCTCGACAAATCGCTAACCGAGGAGGACTCCAAAATGGAGGATACAAAACCCTTGGCAACTGAAGAAGAGAAGCCAGTCGAAAAGACTGTCGAGGAAGAACTCGCGGCGGCTAAAGCCCGTATCGCAGAACTCGAAGCCAAACTCGCCGAGAAGGAAAAAGAAAAGCCTGAATTGGAAGTTGAGATGGCGATGGGTGAGAAACCTTCTGACGAAGAAAAGAAGATGGACGAATATATGAAGTCCGCTCCTACATCAGTTGTCAAAATGATTACAGACCTCAAGACACAGGCTGAAGCCGCTACCGCAGAATTGCGTAAAGAGCGTGAAGCCCGTGCCGATGCGGTCGCCATCGAAAAGGCAAAAGGTTGGGCTAATCTCAATCTCAATGCCGATAAAGTAGGACCAGCGCTTCGTCGCTTGGCAGAAACAGATTCAGACCTAGCAAAGAGCATTGAAGAGGTTCTCTCTTCCGTAAACGCTCAGGCTGAATCAGCATCAATTTTTGCGGAGATAGGCAAATCCGCAGACTTCCCAACGGGCAATGCTTATGACCGTATGACGGCACTTGCAAAGTCGGCAGTCGAAGAGGGAGTAGCAAAGTCATTCGCGCAAGCATTGGCTGATGTTGCAACAAAAAACCCTGACCTTTACAGCCAGTACCTATCCGAGAAAGGTGCCTAAAACATGGCATACGAAATCTCTAATTACTCGGTAAAGGTCACCCTCGTTGCGGCGGCTGACCTTTCCGCGTTGCAGTACACATTCGTCAAATTGAACGCATCAGGACAAGCGGCGGCATGTTCCGCGGCAACTGATATTCCAATTGGCGTATTACAAAATGCTCCGACTTCAGGACAAGAGGCAGAAGTTCTTGTCGTGGGCGGAACAAAGATTGTCGCTGGTGCGGCAATTGGCGAAGGCGCACTTGTAGGAACATCTTCAGCGGGCAAGGCAGTTGCTCTTGTTGCTGGAACAGATACTACAAAGTATGTCGTTGGAACTCTTCTGACCGAATCTGCGGCAGATGGAAACATCGTTACCGCCGTCATTAACTGCGCCAATCCGGGCAGAGCGGCATAAGGGGGAAAAATAAATGCCACAGCCAAACATAAATTCCGTCCATGTGGACGCGATTCTTACAAACATCTCGGTTGCTTACTTACAGAACCAAGATAACTTTATCGCTGACAAGGTATTCCCTGTAATTCCTGTCGATAAGAAGAGCGATAAATACTTCACCTACACAAAGAACGATTGGTTCCGCGATGAGGCTCAACGCCGTGCGCCGGGTACTGAATCGGCTGGTGGCGGTTACAACATCTCGACTTCAACATATTCAGCAGATGTTTACGCTTTCCACAAAGATGTAGATGACCAAACTGTTGCTAACGCAGATGCTCCGTTGAATCCACTTCGCGAAGCAACTGAATTCGTAACTCGCCGTATGTTGCTCCGTAAGGAACTTCAGTTCGTAACTGACTTTTTCACCACAGGTGTTTGGGCAGACGATGTAACTGGTGTTGCTGGAGCGCCGGGAGCGAACCAAACAAAGCAATGGTCTGATTACACTTCCTCTGACCCAATCTCTGATATTGAATCAGGGAAAGCAGAAATCCTTTCGGGTACAGGAATGGAAGCAAACACACTCGTTCTTGGATACGAAGTATTCAAGGCGCTAAAGAATCACCCTGACTTGGTAGACCGTATCAAGTACACCTCTTCACAAACAATCACAACCGATATGCTCGGTGCGATGTTTGATATTCCTCGCGTCATGGTTGCTAAGGCAGTCAAGGCTACGAATAATGAAGGTGCAACCGAGGCTTACGGTTTTGCTTTCGGTAAGGGCGCTCTTCTTGCACATGTCGCACCACAGCCCGGTCTATTGACCCCTTCGGCTGGTTACACCTTCGCATGGACTGGTGTTTCAGGTGGACTTGGCGCAACAATTGGAACTTCACAATTCCGTATGGAATCCATAAAGTCTGACCGTGTTGAGGCAGAAATGGCTTGGGATAACAAAGTCATCGCATCCGACCTCGGTTACTTTTGGACAACAATCGTCGCTTAATTAGTTGAAAGGAGGGGGAACGGACCTTTGAAAGTCCTTCCCCCTTCATTCATTTAGGAGAAAATAAATGGCATTAGTAAATAGAATTTCTAAAGGCGAAGTTGCGGTAGGCGCTCTAGTTGTTGGCGATAACGATACTGTTTACGGTATCGAGTTCGGAACAGTAGCAATTGACCCTGCATCACTTGGCGCAACAACCCGAGGTGCTACAACCTTTACTTTGACTGGTGCGGCAACAACTGACATCATCATTGTGAATCCACCATCGGATTTGAACGATGATTTGATTTTCTGTGGAGCGGCTGTAACGGCGGCAGACACAGTAACAATCTATCTT